ATTTTGGTCTAACGCAATTTCAAAGTGCATATCATCTTTACGCCGTTTGTAATTGCCACCCCAGGTCAAACCATATTTAGTTATTAGTAGGTTAATTGTATTACGCTGATCCTTATTAAATGTATTTGACTTGCCCAAAGGATGTTTAATTGCATTTAAATCAATGGCCGTGCCGGATGCGTGGTTACTTAAAATTCTATCTGATCCCCGGGTTTGCCTAAAGGCATAACCCCAATCATCTAGTTGGCCTTCATCTATTGGCTCAACTAACTCATGAAAATCTTTAGCAAAACTTACCAGGATTGGCGCAACGGCTTTGGCACATGCAAACCTAATCTTTGTGCCTGGCACTGTAAAAGTTTCAATGCCCAGTGCTTTACGATCTTCACTAGCCGGCCAACCATTAGGGCTCGTAAGTTCTCTAATTGTTGCCATATAATTGTTTGTAACAATTCCTCAAGATTGTGCTATAAACCTAAAGCCCTAAGATCATCGGTAGTTAAACCAAGTGCGGCTAACTTGCCTTCGGCTGTTGCTTTGGCTTGCGCCTTTGCTTCAACTTCGGCTTCACGCGCTGCTGCTATTGCCTGGATATTAGCCTCATCAATTTCTTGTTGCGCTATTTCTTGAGCATTTAATTCACGCTCAGTTATTTCACCTGTCGTGCAATCAATTATTAGTTTAGTCATTATGATAACCCATACAATCTAATAGAAGTATTAGTAGCATTACTAAAAGTTGCAGCCCCCGCTATTCTTGCAATATCAATAGAAGTAATAGCAGATGTAGATTTCCAAATTGAAAAGCAAGAACAACCATTTATTCCAGTCGTTCCCGAATTATCGTAATTGATCCAATTACCTTTAACGGCTTTATATTTAGTTGTAGAAGCATAATTGTCAATTCTTAACCAGCCAGAATTATTTTGTTGGAGAGAAGCGCTTGTAGTATCAATACCAAAAGAGGCAAAACGACCACCAGCAGCAATGCTTTCACCTTGTGCATTTGCGGATTCAGCCGTACTACCATCTTTAACCGCCCATAAAGCATAAGCATAATTATTTACTGTTGAATCATTATTTAATCTAACATCAAAAGACGAACCAGTTGTGCTATGAACAATTCCTTCCCAAACTAAATATAATTCTTTATAAGTTGCAGGAATTGATGTAAAAGATAAACTAGATAATCCGCTTGCTGTTGTTTCTTGAATTAAAGTCATTCCACCGCTAGCAGGTGTAGCCCACTTCAAACCTGTGGTTTCCGCACTATCCGCTACGAGTGTGGTGCCGTTTGCACCTACGCCGAGCCTAGTATCGCTAGAACCAAATGTGTAAAGATCGCCTTTAGTAGTTAATGGTGAAACTGCACCGGCCTGTACAAAGTCAAAATAAATTGCCGCGCTTGCGTTTGTAAAATATAAAACTCCACCATCATATTGTGGCACAATTAAACTTCCTGCTGTATTTACTGTTGCAGTGCCGGCTGTAATTGTTACTAAACCTGATCCCCAATTTTGAATTGTTACAGTATCACCGGCTGAAAACAATCCGGTATTAACTGTAATAGTTGTTGCGCTTGTACTATTAACCGATACAACAGTGCCAGCATCTGCGGCAACTAATGTATAACTTGCAGTTTTAGCAGTAGCCGATCCGCCTAGCATTGCAGTTTGTTGAAGCGATAACATTTGATTAGCCGTAAGAACCTGGCCTACGCTAAAAGATTGTTTTGCCATCTATCTATACTCCCTAATAAGCCAAAGAATCTTCATCAAGTAATCCATCTACGGATGAGTTTAACACAAAGCCAACTGCAAACGGCTGAGCGCATGTAAAGGTTACAAGAAAAGATTTAGGTGTTATTTCATAGGTTAATCCTGCAATTACGCTATCTGTTACCACATTGCCTGCCGGTAGGGTTTGAGTTACCTCTATTGGGTCAAACATATCTAAATTTAAAGCGGCTACAACCCGGCTAGGATCATCTTCACCAAAGGCATCAACTGTTAATGAATTTAACTGTATATCAACACCCTGTTCTTTACGGCTAGCAATAATCATTTGGGCTTGATTTAGGGCATCCGTTTCTGTTTGCATTATGCCATTTCTTACCCGGCTATGTTGAAAGTAATCTTCAATGCTTGCCGCATCACTAGCGGTTTGAGCAGTTAATCCATTTGGCGTAACAGTTGCCTTATTGATCATTTGATAATCTGAAATATCAAATTGCACTGCCTGATAAGTAACATCACCTGATCCCGGTATATCACTAAATGCTGTTGCCGCACCACCTGATTGGCTTATGATGTCAGTACGCGACATAAATTTTGCATAACCGCGTTCATCAATATAAAACGCACCCAACTCAGTGGCTTCAACTTCCTGACAAGCGGCCAACAATGATCTTGATGATCCGGTATCTGCCTGCACTGTTGTAGTTGCAGTTGTAGATATATCACGCATACCACCTGGCCATTCACCTTGATCTAATAAACTTGTAATTCTTTGTGCAGTAGTCTGCCCGGCAGTGCCACCACTAACTAATGTAATTGTGTTTAAATTTAATAATTGGAATCCATCTACACATGACAAAGTAACATAGGCTGGATCAAATCCGGTAGGGCTTTGATAATTCCATTCTTGTACATACATAGAACCCAGGTTATATGTAACGCCTAAATACTCTGCCATAAAGCGAATCTTACGCATAGGTTTGATCTTGCCGTATAAACTTGAACTTGTATTGGCCGGATTGAACTCACCAGTTTCATCAACAAATGTAATGCGTGCCGTACCGCCGGTAAATGAATCTGATGACCTATTAAATGCACGGCTAATATAACACTGGGTTACAAGTTGAGTTATATCAACTACATCTGCGGCGGCAGTACCTAGTACAGAAAAATCCAACGGCGTTGCAGGGTCATCCAACACTAATGCCGGATCAAATGTGGCCGAACTTGAAAAGTCAATTTCTGCTTTGAAAATTGCGGCTGGCATTATCTACCTAAATTAGTTAATTGAGTTACCGCACCTGATCGGTTTAAATTGTATAAAGCATCTTGAATAACTGATTGCAATTGACCCTCTGAAATAACTGATCCGGCTACATTTACTATTACTTTTGTACCCATGCCACCCATGCGATCTAATGGCACAACCGCCTCTGATCCGGCTTCACCAATTAAGGCTAATGTAGGTTGTGTTACAACGCCACCTTCTGCCATTTTAGGAATATTGAATTGAGATAAGAAGTCACCAATATCTGCATTTAATCCACGCACGCTACTTAATGCAGTATTGTATTGAAAAGTTTCAATTCTTTGTACAGTAGTTTGCACCTGTTGAATAGCATTACTAATTTTTTTCTTACTAATTTCATCTAATAACGCTAACATCTTACGCAATTCGTCATTAGATTCAAATAGTTTTCTTAAATATAATTCAACTTCTTTGGTACTAATACCCCATTTTTGAGCCAAAGAATCAATTTCACCAGTAGTGATTTTGCCATCTTCAATTACTTTTAATACATCTGCATAGCGTTGCGCTTCATCAACGGCCTTTTTAGTACCATCTGCCAATTGTTGTAATATTTTTACACGCAACTCATCTTCACCGGATAACTTACGACTTAAAGCCGCTTGCAAGTTAATACGATCAAGATCAAACATTGCTTCTAATTCAGCCTTCTTTTTATCTAAGGCTTCTTGTGCGCGTTTTTCTTCTGTTAATTTTTTAGATTTGTTTAAGGTTTCGCCTGCTATTTTATCTAATTTTGCTTGTAACGCGCCCAATTTATCTGCTAGGGCTTTTTGTTCTTTAGTTTGTTTTAAAGTTTTGTCAGTGTTTTTGACAATCTTTTCACCCTGTTTTGCTAATCCTGAAAAACCTTTGAGCCAACCACCCACAACAGGTATATTTTCTGCGGTAAATAAAAATTTAAGAATTGCATTACTCTCAATTTTTTTACCTAAACTTTCAAATGCTTTAGTAATTTTTGATGCTTTATCGGCTAACGCAACTAAAATGTATCCACCATTCAATCCTAATGATTCTAATTTTGCGCCAAAGTAATCAGAAGCATCTGCGCCACCAACAATAATTTCAGTTGCAGTAATAAATCCTTGACCTAAACTTGTTTGTGCCGCACCTGCACTAATTTTTAAAGAATCTAACTCACCGCCAAATGTATCAGCCGCTCTTTTTGCTGATCCACTAAATTTTAAAGTTAAATAATCTGTTATATCTGCTAATCCAACTTGCTTAGCAGTAGCCGCATCAAAACCTAAACCTAATGCGCCTAGTGCTTTAAAGTTGCCTCGGCTTGCCTTGCCTAACGCATCTGATACTTGGTTTAAATCACGGCCTGCGCCAACACTGGTATCTACTGCAATTGAAAATAAATCTTGTGCTTTAGTTAAATTTCCAGTTTGAATAATTAAACCATTGATTGCCGGGGTCAATCTATCCTTAGTAATATTTGATGCTTTTTCTATACCACTAATAAAAGAATTTACATTAGGCAATTGATCTAATTCATTTATTGATCTTAAAGATTGTTCAACTGAT